CTCTTTTTGTGCTTGATTTGGCATTATTCCATTTTCAAAATCATTGAGGTGTTTTCTGAACTTTTCCATGTTCAACTCTCTCGCTGTGATTCCCTCATAATTCAACGGTTCGCCGTTTTCTCCGTTCTTCAGCATGAGCATCCTGCATGTTCCCCATTCCATTTCCGAAAATCCCAGTTCATAACATTCCATCACATAATACATTCCGATTCTCAAATCCGGATTTCTCTGCACCTCTATCATGTCAATAAAGTTTTTGTTTCCCAGTGCATCCCATACAATGTGAAAATAATATACAAAACCTTTTTCAAAGGACTTGCATTTTCCCGAACCGTCAAGCATGATGCAGGTATCACACCCGCCTCCGCTTATGTGGTGTTTGCAGGAGGCGTTGTTGCAGGTGATTTTCCTCTTTCCCACATTTACCCCTCCATTTCCTTGAGTAACTCATGCACAACGCATCTGTAATCTTGAGACACGATTCCACGCTTTGAAAATTTCGGGAGTGGCATCATTGCCGTTGTTGATTTTTCCGCAACGATGGAACGGCGAACCGGAGTGACAAACATGTCAAATCCGGAATCTGCTTTCAACCACTCCTCAACCTCAAGAGAGGTCTTGTTTTTCTGTCGCATGGTCATGAGTGCCTTGATTCTCAAATCCGGATTGATGTCTCTCAAATCCTCAATCTGCTCCTCAAGGTTCTGCAATGCCTCGATTTCATATCCTCCAACCTTTACGGGTGCAATGATTAACTCTGCCGATATGAGGATATTTATGACCACCATGTCAAGCAGTCGACCGCAATCACAAATACAATAATCGTATGCGTCCGCTACCTCCTGCAACGCCTCACGCAATCGTGTGACTTGATTGTCCTCTGACTTGAGTAACAAATTCATGTCCGTTTTCATGAGATAGCCATTCGCCGGAATGATGTCAACGTGTGAGTATTCCGTCGGGCGAATCAAATCACCCGTTTTGTATGTACCGCCGACACATTCATGTTTCTCAAGCAGCTCACTCATTCCGATTCCGTCCGGTTCATACACTCCGAACGTCTTTGATGTGTCTCCCTGCGGGTCTCCATCTAACACAAGCACTCTCTTTTCCTGTTCCTCGCCTAACATATAGGCGATTGAATCGGATGTCGTCGTTTTTCCGATTCCTCCCTTTGGTGACATTACTGCAATAATTCTCATGTTGTTTCCTCCTGTTATCCTGTTATATTTTTTAGTCCATAAATTCGGACGCTATATCGACCGCAACTGCTGCCACGAATAAAATCACCGCAAGAAATACCATCGCAAGCATGACAACCGCTGCAATACCTAACGCAATCAATACTTTCATCGCTTTTCTCCTCAATTCTTGATTTTCCCGTCCTTGAGGATGCTGTTGTTCGGGATGCTCATGTTCAGATTTCTCTCCATGTGTACCGCATCCGACAAATTCAGATATTCCTCAATGACCTTGATTGCCTCCTCTGCTGAATAGCAGGTTGCAACAAAATGTCCGGCTGCTGCCATATCCGCAAGGAACTCTTTTTGCGTGTCCTGCTGTCTGTTGTTCCCGAATTTCATTTCAACGAATAACCCGCAGTATGAGCCTTTCGGATATGGGAGGCACAAATCAGAAACACCCGCTTTGACACCCATCTGTTTGAATTTGACTGCCTCCTGCTTGTTTCGACTTCCTCCGTTTGGTACATGGAACAACCACTTTAATTCCGGATAACGGCTCATGTTCCATCCCGCCCATGACACGACGTTGATTTGCTCCGTGTCCTCACTTCTCTTTGCATATCTCATGTTCATTCGCTTTCGCCTCCTCTTTGCACATGTCATAATATTCGCAGAACAGACATACATGTTTGCAGTCCTTGACCTTGAACATGTGTCTGATTCTTTCAATGATTTCTCCTGCCCTCACCTGTCCTGCTCCTCCATTTCTAAAATCATATAGGCATGAATAAAAATGGTTTTCTTTTTCCTGCCGAACTCGTCACGCCCTCCGGACTGTTCCTGCATCCCTGCAATGCTTTTCTTTGCCTCCCACCATCGGCGGGTCTTTCCCTCTCTCGGAATCGGCTCGAAATACACCTTGACCGTGCTTTTCGTGATTGCAAACTGTTCTTTGCTGATTTGCAGGATGTCATCGAATCCCGCTGCCTTGACTGCTGCCTCGGCTTTTCTGAAATACCTGTCTTTCGATTCCGGTCGCCAGTCAAAACTCATTTCCCGACCACCTCCTCAATCTCTTTCATTCTCTGCATGATTGCACTGTTGTATGAATAGACATACACGCCATTGCTCCATAAATGTTCCCTCGCACCCTTTTCACCGTAGTTGTACGCTGCAAGTGCATCCTGCACCGTGCCGTATTTCTTGAGCAGGTACGACAGGAAATCAATCCCGACCCTCACATTTTGATATGGGTTCATGAGGTCAGTGCAGCTTAACCGTTTCATCCGGTCAGTGTGCCATTTCTCATATATCTGCATATATCCCTTTGACTGCCCGCCGTCTCCGACCTTGTCAAATTCATATCCGGATTCATGCTCGATGATTGCCAGTACAAGGGCATAGGGAACGTCATTTTGCTTGCATAGACATCTTGTGTATATCTGCATTTTCTCCGGAAAATAACCTTTATCCGCATACTGTTCCGGTAACTTATAAAGCACGAATCCCTCAAGGTCATCACTCCCCCAGTCCTCGGACATACCATCGAAAACCTTGTATTTGCTTTCGGTCTCCTCTGCTGTCTGCACGATTGTTTCCGGATTCTGTACCACTTCCGCATGTGTCGTCTCCGGCTGCTCCTCCTCGGTCTGCTCCGGTTCTTTGATATTCACTATCATCAAGCACAACACCGTCATCAATACCGCAATCATTGTCAAATGGAACGCATCACGTCGTCCTGCATGTCTTGCCTGTCTTTTCCGTCTTTTCACTTTGTAGCCTCCTTTTCCTCATTCGTGCATGTATGTAAAACATGCAGTTAAAATCGTTGTAGTACACATTTGCGTTCGTGAAATCCATGTCCGGATACCACTTTTTTAATATCTCCGGTATTGAATCCCTATCTTTGACCATACCGTCAACAAATGACCCTATTTTTTTATAGCTGCCTCCTGCTGCCGGACGTTTGGAATGAACGACCTTGATTCGTGGGTCTCTCAATCCCTGTGAACTGTTCCACCTCTTTTCCGACGGAACACGGTTCTTTTCTTCGACGATATAGTTCGCCATACCGGACAGACCGTTTTCATCTGTCTGCAACCTGCGAACCTCATTCCTGCTTGACTGTTTCCAACAGGATTCAACCGTCTCCATGTCTAACGCCCCATCCATGACAATGTGATGATGCCATCTGATTTCCGCATCCGGATTGTATGCGGTCACATAGACATATTTTGCATTCTGGAGACCTCTCTTTTTCCTCTGATAGTTGATGCGTCGGATGTACTTTTGCACATTCTTGATTGCTGCATCAACATCCCCATCCGGCGGGAGGTGTGCGTCATCATAGGTCAATGTCATCCAAATATCACGGTCGCTGAAATTCTCATTGATTAGCCTCTCAACATATTTCCGTGCATTCTTATCATTCAGATTCTTTTGAGCCTTGTTGTTGTCTTTCTTGATTGTCCTCCCCTCCGGAGGTACTTCATCCATGCTCCGGAACTGCGGATATATCTCAATTTCAAACTGGTCTCCTGCTGTTATCTCTTTGAGTGCATATATCACTTTCTTTCGATGTTGGAACAGGTTCTCAATGAACCACTCATGCATGTCCTCCATCGCTTTGTTATATGCTGCCTCATAGTCATACGGGATGTATTGCATCCCTCTTTTTCTTGCCATCTGACACATGCCTCCTGTTATGTTTTCGTAGACTTGTTATTATCTATTACAAGGACGATAAAAGTTCCGAAAACCTTTGATTTTATAGACCTTTTGATCTCTTTTCAATTTGCTTTTTTGTGTCAGATTTGCTATAATGTTTCTATCAGTTAGCGACTGACACAATCAGTCGATACAAGGACGACCACTGCAATGGTTGTCCTTTTTCTTTGCTCTCATGCTCCTGCTATGTACTGCCCCGCCGTTATGACGGGGCGTTTTCATTAAACGGCTGCAACCGCCTCTTTCTGTTCCCATCTGCGACGCTCCTCTGCTTTTCCTGCTGCCTTACCCTCGGCATACGCAGACATCACCATAATGGTCATTGACTTTCCCTCAAGGTCGTCGATATTCATGAATTTTTCTGCCATGCTCTCAATCACTGCCTTTTTCTCGTTTCTCGTCATTTTTCAACACCTCCTCTGATTCGCTCAATCTCTTCTTCTATGTTCTTTCCGGAATAATCTGCAAGCAGTTTTTCCGAAATGTGATACGTCCAAATTGAGGACATCTGCACCGCCGTTCCTATCGGGAGTTTTCCCTGCTGCATTGCTACCCTCACGAATTGCGGTGACACATTGAGGATTGCTGCTGCCTCTGTCGGCAATATTCGTCCTATATTCATCTTGTTTCCTCCTGTTGGTGGTTCTCTCGGTCTTTTCATCCCGTCCACCTCTTTTCCGGCAATGTACACCGTGTTTTGATTTTTCACCTTAAAAAATCAAGAAAAACCTGTTGACCATCCATGCACTTTGTAGCAGGTGCGACCGCTGCCATGTTTCCCACGGTATCGCTGCCCGATGCCTTTCGGCTTGCCATCGTCAGAGTGTCGGTTGCCATCCGGACACTGACGGGGCGACTGCTGCCCCGTTTCGGCTTTAATAAAATGAATCCCTCTGCATTTCGTCGTCAACTTCTTTTGGTATCGGGATAGGCTCGAAATCATCGTTTTTCCCGTTCCAATAATCAAATAACTCTTTTATGTACTGGTTCAATGTCTCTGTATTGCTCATTTCTGTTCCTCCTGTTCTTTTTCTCTTTCTTGCCCTGCTGCACCTCCCGCCATATAATAAATGTGCGACCATTTCAAAATGACAGGAGGTGAAAAACCGTGAATTATGAACTTTTCAAAACTCAACTCATGCGTTCTTTGCAGGATGCAGGTCATTCCGAATCAGAGATTGAGGAATTTCGGAAAATTCTCAATACTCCAACCGGAGAACTGATTGTCCGTGCTGCTTGGCTTGCTGCAAAGACGAAATAATTCTTTGTGGAGGAGCGTGTCACCACTTCTCCACTGTTTTTCTAATCTCTTTGATTGTCTTTTCAATAATCGAGGTGATTTCTTTTGTTTTTTCCGGAGATAACATCGCATCTGTTTTCGCTTCGACTCTCATGTTCTCCATGTACCCCTCACGCC